TACTCCTACATCAACAACAAATGTTTTTGGCGGCACGAGAAACCCTTCTCGTATCAAGTTGCCTATCTCAATCTGATGTGAGCAGTTGTTGAAAATATCTTTCAAGCCTTTCCTGTCACCACGATTAGGTGTAGCCGTAAAGCCAACAATCTCTATAGATTCGTTAGCTTCCTTAACTCTTTTTATAATTCTCATGTATGTGTCAGCTATAGCATGATGGCTTTCATCTATGACCATCATGTCTACTTTCGACATATTATCTAAATTGTTCGGTCTGGATAAGGTCTGCACCATGCTAAATACTGCACTGCCATCCCAGTTCTTTTGTGAAGCATCAACTACACTTGTTGATATCTTTGGATTAACACGACTAAACTTACTTGCATTCTGTCCTACAAGTTCATCTCTGTGTTGTAATACTAAAACTTTTTTGCCTTTGGAATATCGTTTGCCGATCAATGCAGATAACATAATAGTTTTACCAGCACCCGTTGGTGCAACAACAATAGTATTTTTATGCTTATCTAAAGCATCTGAAGCATCTTGTACTGCTATCTCTTGATATGGTCTTAAAATCATATATCCCTCACTGGCTTAATGGTGGGTAGTTTTAGGGCACTCGTACTACCCAAACGAGTTGCAAGTAGACTAAGGTCAGTTAGCCCTTGCTATGCCTTTCACCACTATCCCTTTGCCCAATCAGGTACAGTAGCATTGCCACCATTATTAACTGGTGGAGTGCTACCACCTACAGGTGGTGAACTATTCGGTGTATCGCTATTAGGAATATATCCATCCATGCCAGGTGTCAAAACAACTCTAAGAATGTTTTTATCAGCATATTGAGGATCATTGGATTTCTCAATGCCTACCTTAACACAAACACTCATGCCGTTAATAGATGCAACTCCACCTTTTGAAGGATCAAGTTGTCTTACGGCTTGTGCCTCTGGTGAAGCATCATTAGAAGCTATATTCTTATTGCTTTCTAAAACTGCCTTTAACCAAGCCAAGCTAATTTTTTTTGACTTAGATACACCATCTGTATCTTTAGAATCACCATCAAAAAAATGTTTATGCCAAAACCTACGTCTGTCAAATTGACCACCAAAAATGGTATACTCAACATCCATCCATTTAGCAGATGAACTTGTTGATTGCTTAAACATTGGTGAATTACTTAACTCTGGAATAGTTAAAGGATTAGGTTGTATATTTATTATTGCTCTTGCAATAGTTCCTTCGGGAATAAGTTCAAAATCTGAACCACCACTCCCTGTTACATTATTTAAATCAATCACGATAATTTTCCTTTCTCAATTGGTTGTGATTCAACTTTATTTAAATCGGTTACAATATTTCCATTTAGCTTCGCCATAAGCTTACCTAAATGTGGCTCCTCAATAACATTAAGTTTGCCAGATCTATCTTTGGCTGGATAACCCCACTCATTAAGAGTTTGACATACAAAAGCTCTATATGGTTGCACACCCTCGCCACCACCCATCACTGTCATTGTTATAACTTCATCGACAATGCCAGGTAGTTCTCGTGCAGTTTTAGAACCTTCTATCTGTAACTCATAATTAGTTCGACCATAATCATCTAACTTAGAGTCAAGTATGCCAACAAATATAACATTCTTATCTCTAATATGTTGTAGATGAGTAAGCCAAG